ACCATATCTTCCGTACAACCCTGACCCAACAGCCGCCATGCCGCAGCGCCTCAATGCCGGTATGCAGGACAATGGCTTTGAGCAGGCAGCGTTGTTGGCTGTCGATGAAATGAAGGCTACGACCGGAATTTATTCAGCGGCCCTGGGAGAGCAATCGAACGAAACATCAGGCCGCGCTATCCTTGCCCGTCAGCGCGAGGGCGACACGGCGAACTTTGCCTACATCGACAACCTGAGCCGCGCCATCCGCTACAGCGCCCGTGTCATCATCGACCTTATCCCGAAAATCTACGACACTGAGCGCGTTATCGAGATCATGGGCATCGATGGTCAGAAAACCCTGGAGAGAATCAACAGCGCACGCATCAACGATGATGGCGTTGTCGAGCCGGTAAACGACCTGACAACAGGCAGATATGATCTTGTTGTTGACGTCGGCCCGAGCTACACGACAAAGCGCATCGAGGCGCTGAATATGATGGTAGAAATTGCCAAGATGAACCCTGCCATCATGCAAATCGCTGGCGACCTCATTGTGAAATCAATGGACTGGGATGGCGCAGACGCCATTGCCGAGCGACTGAAGCGGACGGTCCCGGCGAACATCATCGGCGATGAGGAAGGCGAAGGGAAAGACCAGGAATTGCCCGCCGAGGTCGCGCAGATGATAGAACAGGGAAAGCAGCTCATCGCTCAACTGCAACAGGAAAACAAGGAGCTGAAGGAGGAAAACGAGGACAAGGACGAAGATCGCCGACTGAAGCAATACGAAATCGACGTGCGCGCTATGCTCGAAACCGCAAAGCTGACGGCATCAACCCCTGACCTTGATGCTCTGTCGATGCAGGTTGCTCAGATCCTGGCGCAAAACATCATGGGTCAGGCTGCATCCGCGCCAGACGTAACCGAGGAAAACGAGCAGGAGCCGGAACAGTCCGGCATAAACTTTGGCGAACCTGAAGAGGTGGATGATGGGATGCGGGAAGAAGAAGCGCGGCAAATGATGCCTGAACCTGAAGAAATGCAGCAAGCAGACCTTGACGGACTGTTGAACGTCGGGGAACAACAGCCTATGATGTAGTGACGACAGCGGGCGCTATCCCGCTGATGCAATGTCGTGATGACATCGCACCATCCCTACACACACGGCGGCGGTATCCCTCCGCCTCCGTGTCGCCGGAGCCTTTTGATGAGCGATTCACCCAGCGTTATCGACAACGCGCCATCGGTCGAACCTACCGCAGCCGAGACCACTGCAACCCCGCAGGCTGATGCAGCCGAAGAACCCACCACGACAGACGCCGCGCCGGATACTGGCACAGAATCAACCGCAGATGATGCGGGCGACGACGACCACGAACCCGACCCCGCAAAACTGCCTAAAGGCGTTCAGAAACGCATCGACAAACTGACGCAGCAGCGTTACGAACGGGAAGCGCGAATCCGCGAATTGGAAGCGAAGATTTCCGAAAACGAGCGCAAAGCGCAGGAATCGCAACCAGATCCCGACCCGTCTCAGTTTGAGACGCTGGAACAGTACCTGGATGCGAAAGTTGAGTTCGAGGCAAGCAAGCGACTTCGCGAGATTGAGCAACAGCGCACTATTCAGCAGAAAAATGCTGAGCGCCTTGCCAGTTTCAACGAACGATCTGCTGCCGTACGTCAGGCAAATCCTGATTTCGATGCGGTGCTGCAATCTGCCGCTATTGGAGTTAGCGACGCCGTGATGGAGACGATTCTTGAATCGGATGACGGACCAGCAGTGGCCTACCATCTCGCCAAGAATCCGACAGAACTCTACCGCCTGAACGCAATGACTGAGCGTCAACAAGTGCTGGAACTGGGCCGCATTTCTGCCCGTTTGAGCGCAAAGGTTACGGAACGGAAGGTGACGCAAGCGCCGCCACCCGCACCGGCTGTAAAAGCGACTGGCACCGGCTCCAAGTCTGTTTCAGACATGACCGACAAAGAGTACGCGGAATTCCGCAGGCGTCAGGACGCACAGCGTAAACGTCGATAACTACCGTCGATAGACGGCAAATGAGGTGACACATCATGGCTAATGCCTTCAATATTCCCGACCTGCTGGCCCGCGAGGCTCTGCGGGTTGCTCACGAAAAGTCCGTTTTCATCGGCACCGTTGACCGTCAGTATGACGAGTCGTTCAAGTCAAAGGGCGGATGGAAACCGGGCGACCAATTGCGCGTTGCCAACCCGAACATGTACACCCGCACCCGTGGCTCTCGCGTCATGGATGTGCAGGACCAGGCCGAGTCGAGCCAAACCATCACCGTGGCGACGCAGGACCACGTTGACATGCGGTTCAATTCTGCCGAGCTGGCCCTGATTACCCCGGACAGCATCGGCGATTTCTCCGACCGATACCTCGTCCCGGCCATGTCCGCGCTGATTTCAGGCATCGAAGGCGATTTTATCAGCTACGCTACCAAGCGCGTGTACAACAGCGTCGGCACTCCCGGCACCCCGCCGAGCGACCTCGCCGCGATTGGCGCGGCCCGTGCCAAGCTGAACCAGAACCTGGCCCCGAAGGACGGCAACCGCTACGTGATGCTGGATTCCGTGACATCCGGCGGCCTGGTCAACGGTCTGAAGGGTCTGTTCCAGGACTCCACCCAGATCAAGGAACAGTACCGCGAGGGTATGCTCGGTCGTACTGGCGGCGCTGATTTCTACGAAAACGAGCGCATGTACGCCCACACCAACAGCAGCGACGTGACCGGATCCACTGATGCGAACGCCGGTGTTACCGATGGCGGATCCACCATCGACATGCACACCCTGATCGCCTCCCCGGCTGTCGGCTCCGTGTTTACTGTCGCTGGCGTGTATGCCTGTCACCCGGAAACCAAGCAGGCGTACAGCCATTTGCAACAGTTCACGGTCATCACTACCTCTGCTGGCGGCGCGATCACGGTATCACCGACGATTTACCTGACCGGCCCGCGCCAGAATGTCGCATCGTCCGCCAGCGCTCAGTTGGCAACGACCGCGTTCAATGCCCAGGTTGTGACGTTTGTCGGCAGCGCCTCGACGACCTACCTGCAAAACCTGATGTACCACAAGGAGGCATTCCAGTTCATCACGGCCGACCTGCCGCTGATGGGTGGTGCGCATAACTGTGCTCGCCGGGTTCAGGACGGACTGTCGTTGCGCGTGTGGTTCGACGGCGACATCCGCAACGATGAGCTGCTGTGTCGTATCGACATCCTGTACGGCATGGCGACGCTGCGCCCCGAGTGGGCTTGTCGACTCACGAATTAGGATTACTAACTGATGCGCAGGGGCTGGAGACAGCCCCTTTCAGCAACGAATTAAGAGGTAACACATCATGGCAAATACTGCCCTGCAATCCACGCAAGCCCCGTACTCGGTAGGCCACAACGGCCCCGAGGGCACCAACATCGGCATCGACACCACTGATAAGGTCGGCTTCTACGGCGTCACGCCGGTCGTTCAAGGCGCTGCCCTGACCGCCCAATTGACCACCATCACCCACACCGCTCCCGGAACTCCGGACTATGCCATCCAGGATTTGACCAACTCCAGCGGCTACGGATTCGTCACCAAGGACGAGGGCAATTCCGTGCTTTCGGTCATTGCCAACCTGCAAGCGCGTCTGGCCCAGGTCGAGGCGCGTCTGGAAGGCATTGGCATCGTAGCCAGCAACTGATTCACCCGCCAAGGACGGCTCTAATTTTGGATGCAGCCATGAAACGCATGACGCACCCGCAACACGGCTGGCAGATGGTTCAACCGGCCGATGTACCGATGTTTGAGCGTGCCGGATGGGCCGAGTGCAGTCCGCCAGAGACGACGGCAATTGCTGATCCTGTTGAGCCGGATCAGCCGAAACCTGAACCCGTAAAAACCCGCAAGCGCAGGGTAAAAAATGACGACAGCGTATGATGTAGTGCGAGGCGCATTGCGATTGATCGGAGTTGTCACGCCGATCGAGCCGCCGTCGGCAGAAGAAGCCGCTGATGGCCTGTCCGCGATGAATCAAATGTTGGCGTCATGGGCTGCATCTCGCTATACATCCGCATCTGTCCCGCAAACATCGTTCGCCCTGACGTCAGGTGTTGCGAGCTACACCATCGGCTCCGGCGGCGCAATCAATACCACGCGACCGACGACCATCTATCAGGCTCACATTACCCAAGGCGGCATTGATTATCCGCTCCGTGTCGTAGCCCTTGGCGAGTATGAAGCGATTCCTGACAAGTCCACTACCGGGTCAATTCCTGAGGCGATGGCAATTCGCCCTGGATACCCGCTTTCGACGCTGCATCTGTACCCGGCTCCAGGATCAGGCTGCACGCTGGTCATGGACAAGGTCGCGCCGCCGTCTGATTTGGCGCTGTACGACACGATGCCATATCCTCCGGAATTCATCCGCGCCATCCGGTACAACCTGGCCATTGAACTGGCTCCGGAGTATGGGGTTTCTGTCGCTGCCGAGATTGCAAAAACCGCATCGGATGCGCTGGAAATCGTCCGCCGCGTCAACCTGCAAATCCCATCTGCCGTATTTGACCCGCTGCTAATGAGGCGTCGCGGCTATTCCGACATCAATGCCATTCGGTCGGGATCAACATGAAGATCCCGCTGCTGGGGGGCTACAGCAAACGGCGCTCCGTCAATCAGGATGCCCAGCGCACGGTCAATCTGTACCTGGAGACTGACGCGGCAGAGCCTGAATCCGGGTCTGCGCTGTACATGGTTCCGGGTAAAACGGAATTCGCCGCCGTCGGCAATGGACCGATACGGGCGATGATAAGCCACAATCATCTGGTTATCGCCATCTCAGGAAACGAGGTCTATCGCATAAACGAGACTGGCGCTGGCACTCGCATCGGCACGATTACGCTCGACGGAACAAAACGCGTGGCACTGTCGGCAAACCGAAATCATGTCATTGCTGTCACTGGGCAGAATGCCTACATCATCACCGGAAGCAGCGTTACTGCGGTGACAGACCCTGATTTTGCTGGCAGCTATCTCGTTGATTATCTGGATGGCTATTTCGTTTTCGCCATTCCAGACTCCCAACAGTTTTACATTTCCGCAATCAATGACGGGTCGTCGTTTGATGCTCTGGATTTTGCTCAGGCGGAATCCAACCTCGACGACATAGTTGGCCTGATTGTCGATCACCGTGAATTGTGGCTATTTGGATCGCAATCCATCGAAATCTGGTACAACTCCGGCGCTACTGATTTCCCGCTGGCAAGGCGTGATGGCGCGGTGCTTGAGGTCGGATGCGCAGCGCCGCAATCTATCTCTAAAGCCGACAATACGATTTTTTGGCTTGGCCGCAATGCGCATGGTCATGGCCTTGTTTATCGTGCCGACCAGTACAATCCGCAGATTATCAGCAATCGCGGCATAGAGTACGAAATCGGACAGATGCAGGATATTGAAAAGGCCACTGCTTTTTCATACCAGCAATCTGGCCACACCTTCTACGTTCTGTCGTTTCCCGAGTCGATGAGGACTTACGTCTATGACGCATCAATTCAGGATCCAGAGCTCGCCTGGCATGTCCGCGAGACCTACGCGCAAGGACGCGACCGCGCGAACTGTCATGTGTTTGCGTTCGGAAAGCATCTTGTCGGAGACTATGCATCAAATCAGGTTTGGGAACTGTCAGACACCACATACACGGACGGAGGTTTGCCAATCTGCTGGGAGCGTACAACGCCGCGCATCGTGCAGGACTACAAGCGCGTCATGTTTCGCTCGCTGACAATCAACATGGAGCGCGGTGTTGGCCTGGTTTCTGGCCACGGCAGCGACCCGTCCATTTATCTGGACTGGTCAGATGACGGCGGACATACATGGTGCAGCAAGCGCTCGGAGAGCATGGGCAGGATTGGCGCATTCAAGCCGTCGATCACATTCAACCGACTGGGATGCAGCCGTGACCGGGTATTCAGGATCACGGGTAGCTGTCCGGTCAAAACAGTTATCCTCGGAGCGTATCTTGACGCAGAGGCAGGAGATCACTGATGGCAATTGAGGCAAATACCGGGCTTTCCGGTGCCGGTTCTTCCCCGGCATCAAACCCGGCATCAAAATCCACCGAATTCACAGGCTCCGGCAACTTCACAATGGGCGATACAACCAATTCGCTGCATGTACTGCTGGTTGGTGCCGGTGGCGGTGGTGGGTCTGGCGGCACGTCGGGTGCTGGCGTTGTGTGCTCCGGTGGTGGCGGTGGTGGCGGTGGTGGCAAGCGGGAGTTTGTGCTGACGCGGGATGAAGTACTTGCTGTGTACCCCCACGGCGTCGTGCCTATCGGAATTGGCGCAGGCGGTACAGCAGGGGCGAGCGTAACAAATGCCGGGGCGCGGAGCGGTAATGACGGAGG